GTGCAATTGGTGTGAACCCATATTCTTTTGAGTGGCAAGAGATTGCTCATAAGTTGAAACAATTTGGGAATAACTGTACGGCTGGAGATTTCTCCAAGTTTGATGGTTCAGAACAGCCAGAAATACATTGGGTTATTTTAGATATCATCAATAGATGGTACGATGATGGGCCAGTGAATGCTCGGGTCAGATCTGTTCTTTGGCAAGAGCTAGTGAATTCAAAGCACATTCGTGGAAATTTGATATACGAGTGGGTTTCGAGTTTACCGAGCGGTCATTTCTTAACAACATTGATAAATATAATGTATGGAAAGATCAGTATCAGGTATTGCTGGTACCGGTCTCATGGAAATGATTTGAGAAGTCTTAACTCTTTTTCAAAAAATGTATATGTCATCATGTTAGGAGATGATATTGAAATGAATTTTAGTGATGCTTGCCGCGAGATATTCAACCAATGCACAATTTCTGAGCACATGTTGGAAATAGGTCTTGTCTACACCGATGAGAACAAGCAAACGAGTCTGGCCAAGAAGTGGAAAACACTCGAGGAGTGCTCATTCCTAAAAAGAGGTTTCAGATATGAGAAGCTTTTGGACAGATATGTTGGTCCATTAGCCTTGGAATCAATTCTTGAAACACCTTATTGGTCACAAAAAGGATCACAACGTGATTCTATAACAAAGACTTCAACCGAGACTAGTCTTTTAGAACTTGCTCTCCATGATGAAGACACTTTCAATGAGTGGTCTAAGAAAATAATCGATGCGTATAATGCTGAATTTCAAGACCCTCTAATATCCACTAGTCGTATTGCCCTGATTTTAAAATCGGATGGCATGAAGACTGAGTGGTAAAAAGACCTGCCGGCCGGGCGTAAAACGGTGTGATGGGTGTGATCTTGCTGTAATCTAAGAAATCCTTCATGTAAAGGAGAACAGTATTGCTGCCCACACAAAGAACCTGGTGCTCTATTTAGAGTGCGATGCCAGTCCAATGATCTTGGAGAAATCGCTATTGAAGGTCGCTCGAAACGATTGATATATCGTTAGAGTTAAAATATATATCAC